TCAGTCTTTTGTATTTAAATATATAAAAGACTGAGGAGCGTTTGTAATCCCCAAATCATTCAAAGATAATGGTTTATCAAACGTAATCACATTTCGCAATTTATAGGCAATGGCTATACTCTTCCCTTTATAATAAGATTCAAAAAAGGAATATGTAATGCCAGCAAAATCCTTTGTTTTTTCCCAAACGGCATTTGGTACATCTATAATAATATCCTCTATATCTGCTTCTGCTACAACTTTTTTTTGCGGTGCCGTGGCATAAATTAAAATTTTATCCACATCTTTTCTACAACGCACTTTACGGAATTCATATTTTTTACTACCTTCCAGAATATGTTCTACATGTCTTGGATTAATCGATAATAATATTTTGCACATCAATTTTTCCCTCCTCTAAAATTCTTTTAACTTGCGCTTGAGTGAGTTTAACTTCTGTTGGATATGACCCCGGCCCGCTCCAAAGGTTATTTTTATCTAGCCAATCCATATTAACATTATTTCCTGCGCCAAAATAACCATAATATAACATTTCAATGACAAACATATTTCTGTCACTGGCGTAACGTCTTCTCAGTTCTTGTGTATCAAAAACAGATTTATTGCTAATTCTTTTTAACAAGTCATCAAACGAAATAAGTAAATTTCCATTTCTTTTTGCCATAATAACATCTGTAACAATACAAATTGATGTCAAACAGGATTTATACCTTTTTTGTCCTGGACCATCATATATACGATATATAAAAATCGGTTCTCCTGGCTTATAATGTGGTTTTGTATATTGGGCACCAACATATATTTTACTTAACCCGTTTGTAACATTAAGGGCTACAGCAGCTTGTAATGTATTCTTTAGTTCGGAATACGGAAACATGGTGTCATGATATTGTTCTTTCATAAGAAGATAGCCACCCTTTTCAAAATTTGGATTTATGAAAGGAAAGGATTTATATGGATCACTATAATCTATATTTTTTCGACTTTTCATATAAATACATTCTCCGTCTAAATTATATCCCAATAGGATAAATCCAAATTTTTCAAGAAGTTGGATTAAAGTGTTTTGCTTTTCATAGATTGTTACATATATTTCATTATTATCTGAATCTCTCCATTTCCAAAGTACAAGGCCTATTGCACCTTCTCCGATGCGTTGTCCTCTAAATCTCTCAGCAATCCGAAGTGTACTAATTTTTGTACGAGGAGCAGGTTCAAGGATGCCCTCTTTCATATAAATAGGTTCATTTTCATCTTTCAACCGGATGAAAGCTCCGACTCCCTCTTCATCATCAAAAGTAAGTGCCGTAGCACCTTCTTTTGCCTTTTGGTTTGCCCATTCAACAAAACCTGTACTATTCTCGCTGCCAGGATAATCTTTTTTCAAAGAGTCAAAGAACGGATCATCAAAATCAATATCAGCAAATTTAGTTAAAGAATATTTACCGGCCATACGAATCCTCTCCTTTTTGATATCCTTATTCATAAAACTCATCATAGCAATAACCATAAATATATCACTATACATGTAATATTTAAGAATAATATATCACCTAAGCGCGAAAATTTCAAACTGCAAAAAACCGTAATTTGATATTAATAATACTTTCTAACAATCCAAAAATCCCATATTTTCGATACCAGTAATTTTTCAAAAACCTATATTAAACTTCATTATTTCTTGCCAATTTAAGAATTCTCTTTACGATTCCCCTCTACAGACATTCTGCTTTCACCACAAGTTTTCCAATAATCTACCGTTGCGCAGAGCTTTCAAATATTAGGATGCACCTCTCCATTCTCTCAAACCAAATATATTGCTTTGCTATCAGTTACAGAAAGGACACCCGCACATGTTCAATAGATTCTCTCGGACTTGAACCGAGGACCGTCCGGTTATGAGCCGGATGCTCTGACCAACTGAGCTAAGAATCCAGAGTGCCCCGGTTACCAGCCGGAGCGATTTGTATTGCCTATATATGACTCTTTATGAAATCCTAAGCACTTTCATTATACCATTTTGTTGACCTCAACAAAACGATTATTTCGCTACCTTGAAGTTTTCCCATTTCTTATATGCGTCAATGTACATTTCCTGTTTATCTCCATTGTATGTACATTCATAATACATACCGTCAAAAAGAGTTGTGGAAAGCAGTGCCTTATTGTTCTGCAACGTCTTACAGCACCACACCATAAAAACATCATCAGAAGTAATCTTCTTATTATCGCTTTTGTCCAAGTGTTTGTTTGTATACTCTGCAATCTCTTTTTTGCACCATTCCAAAAAATCCTTTTCGTTCATACTTTTTCGCTCCTTTTGTTTTATTTGATCAAATTCTATTTATTTTCGCTTAAACTTTCAAAATTCTATGCAAATAAGTGAATTAGCGGGGCTTTTACCCCGCCTTTTTCATTTTTTCACCACCGGCATTCTGCCCTTATTGTCAATTTCCAGACCAACCGCTGCGCAGAATTCTCTAATATCCGGATATACTCTTCCATCCTTCCGAATCAGTTTCATTGTTACGACTTTTCCAAACACCTCAACCTTATCCTTCTCTACCACTTCCAAAACCTCCTCATCGTATTTATCTAACCCGTATTTCTCAATCAAGCTGATCAGCTTCTCCGTATACCTCACGTCCGTAGCCCAGCCATCCGCCTTAATCAGCCTGCAAGCCTGCTTATAGTCCGTCACGCCTTTCAGATTCTGGTATCTGGGAAACTGCAAAAACACATAGTATCCTCTGATGCCTGCCTGCACATTAGGATATGCACGAAATGCAGCATTGACGATAAAGGCTTGTCCTGCCTTCGTCTGCTCCTGTGTTTTGGAGTTATATGTAGCACCCTTCCAACCGGTTCCAGCCTTCATCCCGAAGAAGTTAAACGCCTTCTTGGAAAGCAGGGATTTCCCCCAGTTGCTTTCCAAAATAGCCTGTGCGATTGTCAAAGAGGGCAGGATTTTAAACCTCTCATATTCCGCCACAGCCGCTCTGCCGATAGTTTCAATAAATTCTTTATTCGTCATTTTCTGCACCTTCCTTCCCCTTCTGATACTGCGTCCCAAAGTAGAACGCCACCACAACAGAGAAAATCGTCAGAAACTGTTCTCCGCTGATACGCCCCACCACTGCCAGATACGAAAAAACCACCGTAAGTATAATCGTTACGATGGATTTCACTGTCAGCAAATTTTGAACTGTGATTTTTGCCGCTTCATTCATTTTCTCTCAATTCCTCCTTGTACTCCCATTCCGCTTGCTTTGCGGTCATTTTTCTTTTCCTGCGTTCCTCCGCCCTGCGTTCTGCCTGCTCCACGCCCTTATCGTACAGCTTCATCAGACCGCAGATGCCCAATTCCGTACCGAACAGCAACAGTGCAGATGATACGATGGATGAAATGTCAACGCAGAAACACGCCAAGATAATACCCACAACAACAACGCACACACAAAACGATAGGGACAAAACCACAATCGTTGTCATGGTATCGTTATTGATTTTAAAACGAATCCTTCTGCGTTTTTTCATCATAAACCGCCGCCATTCAGCAGGAACCCGATTGCCGCACCGACAACCACCGCAATCGCCTTATCAATCAGACCATCCCAACGCTTTGCCGGCTTAGAGACCAGCTGCTTCACATCGTCCTTGATTTCCCCGACATCCGTTTTGATATGCTCCTGCTCGTTTTGCAGGACCGAAAACGCCTTTGTCAATCCGTCAAGGTTGTCCTGCCGCTTCTCCATGCGGTCAATGCGCTTATGCGCGGATTTCGTGCTGTCCAGTGCCTCCTGCACCATTTTTTCAATATTCTCCATGTCTTTCCCTCCCCTCATTTTTCAGAATATCCAAAACGTGTCTAAAGCATTTATTCTGCAAGCGAAATACACTTGCCCGGCTTAGATGCATCCTGCTCTGAATTCCGGTTATACTGATTTTTTCCTGAAACCGCAGTCTCAAAAATGTTTCCTCTTCCGCGTCCAATCCTGACACAATGGAATCAATTTCAAGTGCCAGATGCATCCGCTTCTCCGCTTCCTTCACTAATGAATCAGTCCGCTCCTGTATTTCCTGCAACAGGACTTCTTTCTGCAATGGGCTGATGTCATTTTCCTTCAGCCCATCTATTGATTTTTTCATCCTTTCTATTTCATTTCTCAAGACTTCAAGTACTTGCGCCGTTTCTCCCCATCTACGCAAATCTTCCCTCAGTTCTGTGACTTCCTGTGTACAGTTTTTTTTGATATGTACTTCCTTCAAACAGATTGGCGTATTATGCACCATTTCGTGTAAACTCTGTATCATGGTCCACCTCCTGTTATTTCATTTCAGGTAGTGCAACCGTCCTCAACTCTCTATGCGTATATCCCGATGCCTTCAACTGCCCATGTGTATATCTCTGCAAGTCCTTCATTATGTTATACTTAAACACAATCTCGAAATCCAAATGGGCAGGCTTGATTTCTTTAATCGTGTTTCGCAAATCCTCGATGTTCGGCGGAATACCAATGATAGAAGCCATCATCACAACGAATTTATGCTGTGCATTATGCTCGATCACATTAACCCCACCATTTACATACGCCTCTGATGTATTTTTAATCATGGCTACCGTCGTTGTGCCTGCCCCACGGATTTTGGCACGCACAACACTCCGCCGAACCTCATAGCCTTTGCTCTCGTCATTCTCTATCCCGTACATCTGCTCCCAGAAATCCAGACCCCATGTGGCTGTACTCAAAAATAACTGCTTTTCAAAATCCTCTGTGTCCTCCTGTGCCTTTCTCCACATTTTTTCCAAAGCCTCCAGAAGCTCAAGCGTTGATCTGCTTTTCGTGTAATCATTCGGAAGATATTCTATCAGCTTCATCCGGCAACCACCCCTCCGATTGTGATACTCCCAAGCACCTGTATCTGCTTTTCACTGATGGGTATATTCTTCTGCGCACCATTGAGCAGAAAGCTTTTCACCGCTACTACGCCGGGAATGTCATAGAACATGGAAAGGCACTTGTAATAGTCCACATTAGAAAGCACAAACACACTATTTTTGATGTAGTTTGAAAGCAAGCTCTGATACTCCTTCTTTACAGCCTCTAAAGTTGTAGATGCCGAAATCTGAATAGCTGCTTCGATGTTTATTACGACTTCCTGCGGCGCATATACACTGACAGTCGCACCAATAGGACGTTCCCCTTCAATATGCGCTGCCGCTGCGTTGATAACATCTTCACCCGGAGACCTGCCCGCCGAGGTAATCAGCATAACCCCTACCGTCCCCGGGCCATTGTCTAGCGGAAACACCTTCGCATTTCCAACACCTTCAATCTCCAACGCCCATTGCAAGTAGTGATACGCATTCCCGCTCGTAGCTGGCGTTCTGAGCCGCAGCAGCAGGCGGTCAATCAATTCCTCGTCCGTTTCCGCTTCCGCTCCGCCGATAAAAGCCGCTCCATTCGTAACGCCTGTAACATCTCTAATCGCTACCGGAAGCGTATTGATATATCCGGTCAGAATATTATATTTATCCCCAATATCTTCCGCCTCCACCGGAACACTCACTGTTCCGCTTGCGCCGATGCTTCCAACCTCTGTTGTCACAAACATCAGTCCTGCACTCGTTGCGCAGAGCGTCCCTACCGGAATTTCAACGCCTGCTTCTCCCGTAAATGTAACGGTTCCCTTTGCTTTCTTCCCATTCTTTCTGGTAATGCCGTACTCTTCGGCAAAACGGTCACAATATTCTCCGGTGCAGTCCTTCTTGAAAAACACCCCAACCGCTCTGCTCAATTCCGCCCAGACCTCCTCCCCCTTCATCGCACTGGTGGAAATGATGTCATTTACAAACGAACCTTCTCTCTTGTCCGTTTGCGTAATCTCCTGCAGCATTTCCTCTTTCAATGCTTCATAGAGTCTATCTTCATACATCTGCGCTCACCTCCATTTCACCGTAAACCGTCTCAAGCTTCGCATATATCATCAATTTTCCGGTTGCAAATGTTACCTCCACGCCGGATATATTTTTAATGTACGGGTTTATGGTCAACGCTTCTTTGATATAGCGAACGCACTCTGCCTTCGCCAGATTTGGCGTATAATTCTGCCCAATCAATTCCTCTATTTCGCATCCATAGTCCCAGCTGTAAATTTCGTATCGGAATCTCTCCGTTTTCAGCGTTTTATATATCCAGGTTTTAATTGCTTCGTTTCCGGTCACTATTTTAAAATCCCCTTTTTCCACAACAGGGATATTGTTCTTAAAATCCCAAGCAACCTCACGATACAGCGGAAGCTCCTCTTCTGTTTCTGTAGTAACCGTATCCCCGAAAAACGGGAAAAGGCTTGTACTCATATCAATCCGCCTCCTTAAATAACCTTGCACAGCAGTATATACTGCTGCCCATCGCCGCTTTTCAGCAGCACTACCTGCTCGCCTGCTTTCAATCCGTCCTGCGTGGTAAATGTCCCTCCGGAAATGCCAATACTACTGATGCCATCGCCCTTTGTTGTGGAACCGGTTGCACCTGCCGTTCCCATGGACATGCGGCAGCTGTAGCCGGCAAGCAAAGCCTGATTTACCTTCATATTTTCCCGTTCAATCTGCAAATCTCCGATTTTTACAATCAGCGGGTTCGGCTGCACAACCGTTCCAATAAAAAAAGGCGCATCGCCGTCAGCGTGTGCCTCCTTTCTGATTATCTCCAGAAAATTCCCGTATGGATTATCTTCATTTGTCATTCTGGCCACTCTCCTTTTCATCCATCAAATTTTGAAAATTCAGCGTCAGTTTGTTTGTGTAAATGCCATTTTTCCATGTGTGACTGTCCCCGTCAATGAAAAAAACACCGGAAAGACCGGTATATGGCTCTTTTACCACAACCTTTTTCCCTGTGATATACTGGCTGTTCCCGAAATTTGAAACATTTATCTTCCGCTCCACACCATTCAGCTTTTTCTTTGCTTTTTCCGCAAAATCCTCATCGTCCTTGGAAATCCTGAGAATTTCAGTCATAAATCCATATAGCTTTATATCCTTATCCTCCTTGAATTCCTTTATCAATTTATCCTCTTTGTTGTATACACGAACTCGGTTCACCATGCTCTCAAGGCTTTCGCTGACGCTGGAGGTCAACAGGTTCACGCCGTTCTCCAGAGGGGTACATTCCTTTTTTCCTTTCTCCAGAACATAAATCAATTCGCCCTCAAAAATAACGTAATATTTTTTATCCTTTGCACCGCCCAGCGTGTATGCCGTCATGATAATATCATATAGGCTGACACCGTTGAATACTCGGCTAATCGGCTTTGCGCCGAAGGACAGCGAACCGATTTTTATACCAAAATCTGTACAGACCTTCTTCGCGATTGCATCCGCTTTCATTTTTTTGAAGTTATAGCTTGCTTTATTCTTTTTCAGATAAATTCCATAATCCCGACAACTATACTCAATCGTTGTCCCATCTGTTTCCTTTTCCTTCGTCCAGATCGGTCCCTGAAACATCACCTTGTCCACATCAATTACCTTGAATATGTCGCCTACCTCCATCTGGGTAATCCATGTGCGCTGGTCGCTGTATCCATGCACCACGCCGAATGTACAGCTCCTGCTGCAGCTTCTGTACTCTCCGCTGATCGTCAGCTCCGTAATAACTCCCGTAACCTCCGTTTTCACGCCATCCTTATTGATATGAAATGCCCGCATTGCCATAACTTCCACCTCCCATCATGGTATTGTGTATTTCTGCCCCGGATAGATTAAATTCGGATTCTTCCCAATCACGCCTTTGTTTGCTTCATAGATTTTTTTCCATTTACTTGCATCCCCATACATTTTTCTCGAAATAGCACTCAGGCTATCTCCCTTTTTCACGGTATACGTCTTTGCCTTTGCTTTCGCCGTGGAGGTGTCTTTTCTGGCAGCGTTTGCAGTGCTGCTTTTCTGAACCGTCAAAACATTCAGCGGAACATATTGCCGAAATCGTATCGTAAACGGAATGTCTCCGTTATCCTCATATTTTGAGCTGTAATCGATTGACTCAATATAGAACTGCTCATTGATTTTTGCGCCTTTGTCATCAGCCACAACCACACGCACAATGTCCCCATCATCCATCCATGCTTTTAATGTTTCTACATAGTCCATTGCCGTATTTGCGCTGATGCCGCTGCTCCTGCAAAAGCTATAGTCATTCTCTGGAAAGAAACCGGATATACTCGGACTCTGGGGCTTTGTTTTGCCCAGCACATTGATGTCTCCCTTGTCTGTAGCCCTGACCGTCTCTATTTCTCTGCCAAAGCTGTTTTCGTAGCCGTCCGGCGTAACAGGAAGCATCATGCTTGTACCCTTCATTTGATTTTTCAACCAGAATTCAAACATATTCTCCCCTCCTTATGCGCCTACAAAGCTTTCTCGCATATTTTGCATATTTCTGACCAACGCCCGCGCAATCTTATCAATGTCCGCTTCTTCCCGTACTACAATCTGGTCAGCCAGCTTTGCAATCGTAACGCTGCCGCCGCCTTCCTTGTCAGCTTCCACTCGTGTCAATACACGTTCGCCTTCGTGCAGTTCTGTTATATATCCATCATACGGCACCCTTTTCAGCCCTGCTGCATTAGATCTTTTTGGTTTTGGCGGTCCATAGTAATTTCCGGGCGTGCCGTTATACGAGTTTTCGAAAATGCTATTTATAAATCCTGTTACTCCGTTTTTGTTGATTTGCGCCCTCACATCACTGACCGCTGTACTTAATCTGCCGCTTTGCCAGCCTTTGGAGAACTGCTCTGCCATTGCCTGTCCGAATTTCAAATATTCGCCGCTTTCACTTAGGGAGGATTGTATATTCGCAACAAGCGACTTCTCCGCCTGCAATTTCTTCTGATATTCTTCACTGTTTTTGTAATCAATTTCCGCCTGCGTCTTTGCCTCCCACATGACCTTTTCCGCCTCAATGCCGGTCAAGCCCTGTTCTTCAATCAATTTTGCAGCATTTTCCATGGAATTTATGATATTCTGTTGATGCCGGTTCTCCATTTCCGCCTCATACGCCCCGACCATTTCATAGGCTTTTTTCATTTTATCGGCATTTTCGCCAGTAAGTGTTTCAATTTCTTTCGTCATGCCATCCTTCCGGACTGCATTATATTTTTCGCCTGCCGCTACCTCTAAGTTATTCCATGCACTTTCTAACTGCCCGGACATAGCTTCATAAGTATCACTTAAAGCATTCGTTCCATTAAAAAATCGTTCTCCTTCGCTGACCGCAAGTCTCATGGCATCCATTAACATATCAGCTGTGATTTTGCCGTCACTCATCAGCTTTGTTGCCTCAGCTACCGAAATACCTTGGTCTTTTGCAACAAATTCCAACGGATTTAAACCATAGTTGACCATCTGGTTTTTATCCTGTGCATTCAGCTTTCCTGCGGCTAAACTCTGGGAAATCGCATAGGATAAACCAGAAAAATTGTTAGTATTCCCCCCAGCAATATCGCCAATAATACCCATCAATTCCATAACATTCTTACCTTCAATACCATAGGCAAGCATCTCTTTCCCTTTGCCCAACATAGTTGTGGTATCGTAAGCCGTTTTGTCACCAAATTCTTTAATATCAGCATATAGCTTATTACCCGCCTCTTTGCCTAACGTAGTTTCAAACCCTCGCTGATACATTTCCCGTTCCGCCGCAATACTGCTCCCATTGCTGATACGGTTCTCCATATCTGTAATACTATCATTGTATAAACTCTGTACCTCCTGCCGATACAGACCATCCATCTGATTTTGATGGTCTGACAGACTCTTGATTGCACCTGTCAGTCCACCAACCGCTGCACCAACCGCCGCACCAATCGGGCCCGCAATACTCCCCATTGCCGCACCGGAAAGCGCATTGCCGCCAATGCTGCCAATAGCACCACCAACCGTAGAACCAAAGGCAGACGTAGCCATTCCTCCCATCAGATCTCCGACCGCTCCACCGAGCATACTTCCAAGCCCCGCCTTTGCTAAAGATTTCATCATGCCGGCGGCACCGATCAACCCTGCACCTACACCGGAACCCGCATTTGCATTGCTATTTCTTGACATTGTGGTTTGAATTTCTTTTTCTCCACGCAGCACTTCACTCTGCAAATTGCTCAGCCGCTTATATTCATCGTTTAAGCTTTCTAAAGCTGTTTGCTGTTCCAGAAAAGCGTCTCTGGCACCCTCAGAGCCGTTTCTGACCGCTTTTTCCAGCTCCTTCATGTTCTGCTTCGCCTGCGTAATGTCAAGCTTTACCTGCGCCTTTTCTTGGAAAACCTGCTGCTGCAGTTTTTTGTAATGCTCAACATCTGATTCAAGGCTTTTTACACCCCGCCGCATCTGGCGCAACGAATCAGATAATTTATCGCTCGCCTTGAAAACAATACTTACATCCCTGTTTCCCATGATCCACCTCCTTCTTTTTTGCATGAAAAAAGCACCCGATTTCTCAGGCGCTTATATCTCTTCTTACTTTTGTATCCAGCATGGTGCTACTACAACGGAATTCACGAATCCACCATTTGATGATTCATAGCTGTTATTCCCTACAGGAGTACCATACATTGCTTTTATTGTATCTCCTTCGTAGATGTCCGGCAATTCACCCATCATGTAAATTTGATAAATATTTAAGTCATTATCGCACAGGATTGCATAAGTATATTTATCTTCACAATCTTTATAAATCTGCGATGTGTTTATCTGCACTACATATAAATCGTTTGCTTTCATGATTTTATTGCCGTATTTATCCGGTTCTTTCATAACCATCTTGTATGTAATGCTTTCGTCTACATTGTCCTGAAATTTTTCAACACTGTCAGATGGAAAGAAATCTGCGTTTTCCTTTATAAAACTGCTTGCTTCATCTGAAACGGTAATTGCATCTGTAGATTCGGCTGCAAAAAGCAGTCCCCATTCGGTCGCCTGCCAAACTCCTTCATGATACGTCCCTATCTGGACTGTTCCATCTTCCCAAGTTGTTTTCCCTTCCCCTTCAAAAACACCTGCGGAGAAATCTCCCTCATACGTCCAAGTCTCTCCTGCCTCATTTTTCGTTTCAAATTTGCCATGTCCATCAGGCACACCTTCAACCATGTCTCCGGAATAAGTTCCTGTTCTTTCTCCATAAGGTAATGAAAGCGTCACTTCTTTGTTTTCAACAGTACCGGTTCCAGTATCCCCGCAGCCAGTAGCTCCAAACATCATTCCAATACACAGAACCATACATAACCATTTTTTCATGGTATTCCCTCCTTTTCGACATCATAACATGTGAATGTTTATACTGTCAATTTCTCTTTTAGTGATGTTCGGAAGGCAGGATTTATCTTTTTTCCTGTTCAAGTTCCATGTATGCAAGAATGACTGCAATTTCTTTTTCCGGAATTTTGTATATTTGAGATGGCAGGGTGCCAAAGCGCCGCCACATGGTATATCCAACAACCGCTCTGGCATCCCCTGCCCGAATCAGTTTTTTACTTCCGTCACCGCACCATCATCATAGCCACTCAGACGGTTGATTGTGCTGTAAATGATAGAAATTTCTCCCGCGCTAAACAATGCCTTAATGGCATCCTTCCCACTTGCCACGCCAAGCTTATTCAGCAATTCCTTGTCGCTCAGCCGTCTGCCCTCAATGCGGCAGCTCTCCAGAAGAATATTTGCCCTGAAATCTCCCTCTTTGCTGATTTCAGAAACATGTACCATCTGGTCTTCCGTCAGTGCAGCACAGGTCACTACAAAAGGCTCCCCTACAATATCCGATAATCTTTTGATTTTAAGTTCTGTTTTTTCCTTCTCCTGTAATTTCTCAGCATCTGTTTCCAAAAGTCTGTCAAAAATGCTCATAGCTTCCTCCTTATTCCTCGTCAATCAAATCAATGAATTCATAATCGTAGAACGTAAAAGGCTGTGTTACCGTTCCGATTGTTTCTGCCGCCCAGTCCGCCAGCGTAAGCTCCGTAAAGGTTACACCCTTCAGCACCACTCTTTCCGCCCCCAGCGCATCCGGGTCAGCCAGTTTGCCGATAATCGTAAATTCAGGTGTTCTCCCTTCCTTAATTTCATCCGCAATCTTCAATGCCATACGGCTGTTTGTTTTCGTCATGGTAATACTGCCCGTACCGGACCATCCCGCGCTTTTCTGCTTCTTGCCGCTTGTTCCGCACATCGGAACATCTTTAAAATTGATTTGTGCCTTTGCCTGCAACGCCGTAGCCTCTCTGACAAGCTCGCCGTCTAACATTACCTCCCCATAGTTGCCGTTAATCGCTCTTCTGGGGTCAAAACCTGCTCCTCTCATTTATTTCCCCTCCTTAAATGTTAAAGTTTACTGTAATATCCTCGATTGCGTACAAAATATGATAAGAGCCCTCCATAAACACGTTGCTCTTTGTATTCGCTTCTTTGATTTCCTGTTCGGACATTTCGCTGACATCCGTCCCATTTTCACGAAGCCAATCTCTCTGTGCCTTCACATCAATGCCCACAAAAATATCCTTATCCAGAATTTCATCATCCCGGAGTGCCTCCAGATACTGCTGCACAGCTACCAGCAGCAGGCATTTGTTGTCGTAATTGTTGGGGTATTTACCGATGTAGTTATCTTCACAGGTACCATGGATGTCATTATAAATTAGATCCATAGTATCAACTGCTTTAATCGACTTATAGATATCTCCCTTCAAGCCGTTTACATCCTTCAGGCTGTTTACCTCTCTGCCAATCTTGACCTTTTCGCCATCATGGAAAAGAACAAACTCTCCGGAGTCAATTTTTTCATTCATTTCGCTTCTGGTAAATTTCGGCACATCATCTACCTCGCCCAGCACAAAATAGGTAGAGCTGACATTCAGCGGTGTACCTGCAAGAATCCCGGCGATTCTGGAGCAGTACTGCCCCGCTGTATAGGTCTTATCCCCGACAACAATATCACCCGTAGTAAAGTTAATAATACCCTCGTGGTCTGCGGCGATATTCGGCAAAACAGCCTTTACCTTCATCCGCTTGGAATCCCGCATGGTTTTAATCTGTGTTACAATCTTCTGAGCATCCTCTTCTGCCACCGCAGGAGGCGCAGCCAGATAATCAAATTTGATTGTTTCCAGCTTTGCCAAAGCGTTTTCTACCGTATCTGTCCGAATCAGCAGAACATGTTTAATCGGTGCTTTGCCGCCCTCAAATGCACGCTCCACATACTCCTTATTTGCAGCTGTCAGATCCGCAGGCACCTGCGTTTTATCCTCAATTTTTGTTACTCCATGGTTGCTTTTTTCAATAACCATGACTGCAACAACGCCTCTTTCCCCACGCTTAATCGCAGTCGAGGCTTTTGTTTTGAATTCAATGATAATATTGGGTAATCCCATCTCTTTTCGCTCCTTTCTACTCGTCCGCTGTTGCTTTCATATCAATCGAAATATTCTTTGCCGCTTCCATATTTCCGGAATCAATATATTCGGAATCAAAGGATTCATCCAAATACCGAAACGTCAGGTAAATAGCCAGGCGGCTATCTGCTTCCTTCATTTCATGATTGAAAGACAGCACCCGTTCCCCAATCGATATGGAATGCTGATTTAAAAATGGCATCAGCTTTGATTCCACATCCAATCGTTCCTCAAAGTCCTCTCTCCCATATCCATCCTCGGTTCCAAAATAGATAATCTGTATTTCGATGTTTTTTCTTTCGGTGAAATAATTCGCCTTTGCTCCGCCGGCGAAGGTTAAATTCAAAAGGAAGGCAGGAACAGAGAACCCCTCCTCCAGCCTTCCTTTATAAATCTCCACGCCGGGAACACAGTTAAAAATCTGTTCCATAACAGCTGCTAAAATTTCCTTTGCGGTAATCATCAGAATTTATCACCTACCAGTTTATCCACCATATCCCCAGCTTTATGCACAATTTCTTCCTCCACCTCATTCAGCGCATTCCGGTACATGTGCTTTCCATTGACCCAGCCAATCAGCTTGCCGCTGCCCTTGATATTTACCCGTTGACCGTGCTTTCCTTCTTTCGTTTTCGCACCCTTAATCAGCCTGTGACCAAATTCAACGAGCTGCGCGTGCGGTGCTTTCCTGTTATCGTTTCGCACGGCGGCATAACCACCGCCGCTGCCGATAACCAAATGGCACGCTTCCCGCAGTCTGCCGCTCTGCTCCTTAGTTTCCGTATCAATGTTACGAATAACCCTGTCATACATAATCGCGCCTGCATCCTCTACCAGCTCTCTTCTGGCTTCCGGAAACTGTTTCTCCAATGCCGCAAAGGCTTTGTCTAAATCTTCCAATGAACCCATGACATCACCTCAATGCGTTAAATCTGCCGTTGCTTTGATTTTCAGAAAATTATCCTGAAAAAGGGTATTATCAACGGAAACAATATTGTAAAGCGTTCCACGAAAAAGAATCCTGTCTTTTACCGTCAGATCCTTCACCGCTCCATACCGGATGGTAAACTCTACTGTCCCCTCTGCGCCATATTTTCTGGCTTCCCACCATTCCCGTCCGTATAAGCCGTTTACCTTCGCCCATACGGTTTTTATCGTCCGGTATTCTGTCCGGATGCTTTTATCCGCTTCCCGTCTTTTGATAATCCGCTGTATCTCTATGCGGTGCCTTAAGTCTCCTGCCTGCATTTCATCACCCACTTACAAAATATTTCTGCAATACTGGTTAATGATGGCTTGTGCCGCCAGATTCACGCTCGGAGCCTTTCCTGTTGCCGTTTCATAGCTGCGATTATCGTACATGTCGGCACAGACCATCAGCATGGCAATCGCCAGATCAGGCTTATCATCGGTTTCCTCAAGATCCAAACCGGTTTGACTCAATACAAAATTCCGTCCTGCTTCAATGATAGCCTCGATAACCTCTGTTTCTTCGTCCGCATCGTCAATTTTTGCGAAACGAATCAGGTTCTCTGCGCTTACCTCCCTAAGCTTCATCAGAATCACAACCTTCTGCATCCACAGAAACCTTTGCAGCAGAAATCCTCTCAATCAGATCCGCCTTTTTCCCTGTATCATCCAAGCCCATCTGTTTTGCCAGCGCTCTCAACGCAAGAACTGTCATTCCTTCCAATTCCTCAGCATCCAGAGTTCCTTCCATCAAGGCTGCTTCGTCTTCCGAATCCGAATTCGTCTGCGGATTTCTGCTTTCCGCTTCTGCCTCTGCTTCTGCTGGCACAACATATCCTGCTTTCATGAGGTCGTTGAGGATATAAGAATCCTCAACTTCTCTCACTTCTCCGGCATACATCGAAATCAAACCACTGAAACATGTTGTCGCTCTTACCTTCATGCCGTTACCTCCTTAAGCCATTTTCAGCACCGCCATACGCTGACTGTCTGTTACCTTGGAGTCAACCTCCATCCATGCAACTACGCCAATCGCATGCTGCGTTGCATATTTTTCACGCAGAACCTCAATTTCCAGCTGCTCTGCAATCTTTACAGACAGCCCGCTCATATCGCCGTACAGAACCGTCTTTGCACCTGTTGCAATCTTAGGCATATTGTCAGATACGAATATAGGCTTACCCAGCAGTCTGTAAGGAAATTCGCCCGAAAAATCATCCTGCAAAAGATATCTGCTCTGCCCGTCCTTCAGCTTCTTTACCGCTGTGAAGGTCTCAGGGTGCATAATCCAGCACGCATCAGACTGGAACGCCTGCTTCACCTTCGCCTGCAAGTCAATCAGTTCATCCGCAGTAATAGCCGCTGCTGCCGCTGCTGTTTTCTCATTTGTGGTAGACAGCGCACCTTCCATTTTGGATGTTGTGCCGTTCAGAAGCTCGCCCTCCAGGAACGCCGCAATCTCTTCTGCCATATAGTTTACGATGAAATCTGTCACATTGAACATGGCATTTGTTTTCAGCTTTCTGCCAATCAGTGTAAGCGCACCTACCAGATATCCTTTCAGGTCAACGGATGTAAATTTGCCTGCATCCGCTGTCAGCTCCGTAAAGTCATCGGAATATGCAACCTTTACATCATGCCCGGAGGACGCGCCGTACACAGGCACCTTCAGGTCTCCTGTCATGTAATATACAGTCGCTCTGGAGAGGATTGGAGAAATGTCCTTAACCTTTTTGATGATTTTGTTTGCAATAGATGTCGGTACGATTGCACCGTTGTTTGCCATTGTCAGATTCAATTCGCCGGCTCTTTCCTCCAAGCCTGCCGCTGCGCCCAGAACATACTTCACAAAGGCTCTTTCTTCCAGTTCCTCCTGCGTTTCCTGTTCGGCACCATTGTCACCTGTTTCCTTCGTGTTTTTCGCCTTGGCTGCCCTTTCTTCCGCTTCAATCGTCTTATCAATGTCGGCAATTTCCTTTTCAATCGCATCGAAACTCGCCTGTTCCTCCGCGGTCATGGCTCTGTTCTCGGTTTTGGCCGCATTCAGAACATTCTCCAGTGATTTTACCTTTTCTTCTCTGTTTTCTCTCATTTTCTTCAAAAATTCCATGATTTTTATTCCCCTTTCGCTTTTTTAATTCTTTCTTCGTATTTAGAATAGTCCACATTTTTTGTTGCAGACACTTCTACCGTACTGTCAAAGGTTCTTGTCTCCAGATATTCCTCTGTCCCTGCACGCAGTTCAACGGATGTTGCACTATACGCAGGAATTTTGTCAATTACCAGTGTCACATGGTCAAGAGCCATCCTCTTGATGCGCCGCAAAGGCAGCTTTTCGGTTCTTTCCTCTACTGCGTCCAGTACGTTTGTCATGCCAAAGCTCCAGCCTTTCAGCTTTCCTTCCTTTGCCGCACGCACAACCCGTTCCTCTGTTACAACAGCTTCCGCCCAAAGTCCGATATTATCCTCTTTCAGATGCAAGGTGTTGTCAGCGGTTCGCGCGACAATCTCTGTAGGGATATGGTCTACCGTCATTGGAATATCGTCAGCAACGTCCAAGGCACGATGAAATACACCGCTTTCCACCAGTTCATTCACCATGCCTTTTGGCGTAGCTACCGGCTTGCTCTCCCGTTCTACGGCATTCACATAACCGGTAATTTTTACAGAGTTGTCTGTCCTTACCTCAATCTTCATTTCCTTCACCTCCCTTCGGATTGTTCAAATCCGCAACGGCGTTCATATTTGGTGTGTAAACAATGCCTTTTTCTACATCCAATAGAACGTCATTCAGTCCGATACGCACCCATTTGAAGCCCAGCGGCTCCATATCCTCCTTCGCTCTTACTTCATCAATCTGCAAGAAATTATTTGTAAGACCAAGCGCATAGGCCTCGTATCGCTCTTTCAAACTGCCCCTCGTTAATTCCTTGGTATCAAAGGCAAAATAAAAAGACTCCTTCTCCTTTTCGGTCAGTAAGTCCTTATCCAGAGCCGTTTCAATCACATTTAACAGTGACATCACAGCATTGATATACTCTTTTCTGTCTTCCTCTGTTGCTTCGCCATACAGGATTCTGGAGGAAAACCCGAACATTCCGCAAATATCCTTCGCGTTGCTTTCTTTGTTCTCATTCAACTGCATTTCCACCGATGTATTGGAAGATTCCTTAAATTTCGCCCCTTTGTTTAGCACCACCACATTATCTGTATTGTTGCTGTAAAGGTTATTCCAAGCCCTTTTGATGGATTCAATCGCGCCTTTGTCAAGCTTGTCCTCTGCTTCAATAAACCCTCGCTTATTGCCGCCTTTTTTGACCAGCTTCTCTTCAAAAACAAAGGAATTGTATGCAACACTGAAAATCAATGGGTTGTCCTTCCACAAAGGTACGCTTTCTGCTCCATCCTTTGTCCTCCGATGTATTTTCAAAAACTCAAATGGATGGTATGTCTTTCCCATAACCATAATGGAATAGCTTTTCAGAATCGGGTCATAGTTTTTCAGTACCGAAACCTTCTCTTCCTCCACATAATGCAACCCTTCATACTCGCCTATGCCATTCTTCCGGATATACGCATACGCACCTTTGCCCAGATAGTAATCCTCCAGCATGGCGCGCCAGAATTCATCCGCATTCAGGGTATCCCCTGTTTCCTTGTTCAGCATCCGCAATCTGGCATCTTCTGTGATTTCCTCTACTTTGCCGTCTACCTTTCGGTACAGCTTAATCGGAAGGCGGCAGACTGTTCCGGCAATCTTCTCCAAGCACGCTCTCACAGCCGGAATCTGCATTAAAATTGTCTTATCCACATCCGTTCCGTTCAGCAGTGCTGTCAAAAGGCTGTCCGAAGCCCCGACTCCTATCTCTGCGTCTGCACGCTCCTCCGCCTTATTCTTTTTCCAAAAGAAAGCCACATTTCTCCCTCCTCTCTTAAATTACCTGTGCGCCCCAGCTCTCGCCTGCCAGAATCACACCTTGGTCAAGCAGGTATATTGCATTGATAAGCGCTACCACCGCATCCACCTTTCCGGCAGACTTCTTTTTGTTGACGTATTTATTCAGGTTGGTATCCTCTGTGCAACGTGCGTTCTGGAAATTGATTTCCAGAAGCTTGTTTGGCTCATAGCAGAAATTCTTATTCAAAATATATTCCTTCAAAAGCTTCGTCGGACGATGCAAAATCTTTGAGTGCTGCATGATTTCAACACATTCCAGAGGTGTATCCTCGTCCCCCTCCAGCTTCTGCACCGTACTGATGGCGTTATACTTGTCATAGCCGACCTGTTCAATAACCACGCCATATTCCTTTTGCAAGCCTAAAATGAACCGTTCTACAAAGCCATAATCAATAACTTCATCGCCGCAGGCAAAGCAGCAGCCTTCCCGTTCCAGTTTCTGATAATCTACCTTTTCCTTCGCACTTTTAATCTCACGCCTTCCTTCCGGCAGAAATCCCCATACCTTGGCATAGATTTTATCATTATCGTATGTCACCATAGCAACCGCCGTATTATCCTCTGTCTGCGAAAGGTCAAGCCCCAGATAAACGTGCTTTCCCTTCCAGAAATCTTTGTTTTTCGGAATACAGCACTCCCGAACCTTTGTAATTTCTACATAACCCTCAACACCAAGCCCTTTATACATGATGTTATTGTGCTTGCACAGGTAATTCTCACGCTTATTTTCGTACAATATTGCATACGTTCTCATTTTTTTAATGTTTTCAAATATCGTTTCGTTTTCTACCGCCACAGGATTGCTCTGGTAAATAACAAGGTCTTCCTTCTGCCAGATGTCCCCCTGCGTAAATTCATTATCCGGCTCATACAACAACGAAAATCTCCTTCGGTCATCAATCAGCCCATCCAGAGATTTCTTGGAAATATCTATTTCATCCACAAAAACATTATTGTCATTCGGATATTGGGTACTGATGATGATACCCAATTTGTTTAGTAGTGTAATCTGAGAGGAACGCATTGCTTCTACCGGGTAACTGTCCATTACACCCGCTTCATCCGCCAGAAAGGCATTTGCCAGTTTACCATCCATCTTGTCCTCAGAATAAGCAAGCGGCGTATATTCGCTGTCCGTCAGCTTACAGCGCACCTCACTTCGCAGCACCTTGAATATCTTCTCATCTGCCAACGCCGGTGAGGATTTGATTATTTTTCTGATTGCAATCTTCAGCTCACTGGAAAGCTTCAGATCCGGTGCCACCGAGAAGAATCTTGAAAATTTCGGTTCTGTCAAAAGCAGGAGAATAAAAAGCACCGCCGAGTAAAATGTTTTGAAGTTCTTTCTGCTGATTTCTAGCAGCACCGTTTCATAATATCGAATGTCCCTGTTCTCCGGATCTCGCTTTTTGGTACATAGTGCCGCTATAATCAAAAGCCATGCATACCGCTCCATGCCTTCATCCATGGAACAACCTAAATCCGGATGCGTTATCACACGCAGAAGATTGTTTACACGTTCCACTGCCGCTTCATCCACAAAGGCTTCTGCATCCCTTCCGTCTGCAATCCTCAGCCAGCTTTCTGCCTGCTTTTTTATATAAATGCCTACCTTTCGGTTTTCCGGCCGCACACACCATTGTGCATACGCATAAGCCTTATTCGATTCAATACTCAACTTTTACCACCCTCCAATATTGCCAGAAGTGGATTCGTTTCATTCTCCGGCGTTTTCGGCACACTCCGCATAGCCGCCGCCAATGTCATGATGCTTTCTTTTTCGATTGCCATCATCATTTTTCGCTTCGCCTGCACCTGCTTATCCAGATTGACAATATTCTTCTGAATATCATTTTTCAGTTTGTAATAGGTGCGTGGGCTGTCCTCAAAATCGCCGTTCTCCTTTCCCTCTTCCATTTCCCAGAGGTCTCTATAGAATCTCTCCCGCTTTTCTTCAAAATCTCGACATTCCGCATAAAGAAGGCAGTAGCGGTTGATGATGTTTTCATACAGTGCATCGCATTTTTCAATTTTATTCAGCAGCTTTGTTACCCGAAGAAATTCCTTATGTGCAACCACATTCTTTTTCGTTTCTTCCTTCTCTTTTATGGGGATGCCCGTAGCAAATGCGGCTTCGCCCTTTTCTCTGGCGTTCAATTCCGCTTTCGTTCTGTGGCTCTTTCCCTCTTTTCGGATAACCGCCACCGGTTTTGATGGTCTTCCGCCCACAGGCACCACCTCCTAACAAAATTTCCATTTTGGGAATATTTTTTACACAGAGCCAGCGTTGTCGTCTAGAAGTGCTTTCTTTTTTCAGACTTACCCCCTCCGGGGTACTCCGTATACCCCCTCACTTCTCTTCCTGCTCTGCTGCAATCATTTGTAGTTCCTTCGCAGGAATCTTTCCTGCATCAGCCATCTTGTGGTGTCGCTCGCAAAGGGTGAGGAGGTTGTAACCATCCAGCCGTTTCTCGTAGCAAGATGCCACCGTCTGAATGTGATGCACCTCCAGCCCTTCAGACTCATACCGGCGTTCCGGATGATACAGCCCACGCAAGCACACCTGACAAAGATAACCATCCCGCCGCTTCACCGCCTGCGCCTTCTTTGTCCACTTGTATGTAGAACGGAATTTGCCCTGCCTATTATCCTGCCGCTGCCTAACCGGCTTCTTCGGGCAATTATATTTTTTATCATGAATCTTCCCACAATACGGACATGACTTTAACATAATATCCTCCACCTTCACACGAAAAAAACACTCCGATACTATCAGAGTGCTTTTAATTCTTAGTCCCCCGTATAACACGCTCCCACCTTGGACACAGCAATCAATCAAACTTGTTCCACAAAAAAGAGGCATCTTCAACAGATGCCTCTTTCTTGCCGCTTCTTTCTGAAGGATTAAAAGGAGAGTCCCTATTTCTTGTGTATCGGACGGGGTTTCACTACGCCCTTTCGGGCTAATATCACATTACCACACTTCCGGCGGACATGTAGGACATTTCAGCATTTTCCTAAAAATCTTTCAAAATACTTTCGACAACTCTCACTTGTTGCCTTTCCTCCAATCCTGTCCGCCACTTCATACCATGACAGTCCATCGATTACTCTGTACTGAATAATGCGCCGCATCCTGCTGTCCTCGATGGTTCTTATGTACTGCTCAACCTCCGCTACCTGCTCCAGCAGCTTTGCTTCCGCCGCCGAAAGGCTTTCCGCATATCTGTTAAGATGTTCCCATTGTTTATTGAAATCTCCAAAAGGAAAGCCTTCTATCCTGATACTCCCGATGGTCCCATCTGCTCTTGTCCCGGAGACTGAATCGAGAACCGTTCCACCCCTTTGAATTCTATTAAGCCGAGCCTGCGTTTTCTCAATTCGCTTTCGTATATCCTTCGCTTCCTGCTGCAAGTCGCAATACTGAACCAAAATATCTTTCCGCAAGTTATCCCTCCTCTTCGATTCTATTGTATGCGCATTGCCTGATGTTGCCGTGCCATGCCTTTGCTTCTCATTTCCTCTCATTTCCTCTCATTTCCCCGCATTGCCTTTGCCTCGCCTAGCAGTTCATTGCCATTCCATCGCACTTATTCCAGAATGTCTGCAAACTCTGCCAGTCTTTCCTCCAAAATCTTACAGACAAATCTACCCTTCCCGCTGTTGCGCCACTGCCCAAGGCCACGCAGCTTGCCATAGCTCAGCCATTCCTTCACCGCCGGCACAAGACCATCCGACATTACTATAATAGAAAATTCCATAACAGCTCCCGCAGCAATTTCTTCGCTGCTCGCCAGACTGTTTTTATCACCTTGCGCTGTCTGCGCTCGCAAAGGACGCTGACAACTTTCAATGGGCTCCTTCGTCTGAATTAAAATTTCTCTTTCCTCAATGAAAATCAATCCATCAATCTCTTTTTTGTACGCTCTGATGCCGCTGCTTTTGCTTCCCTTTATCTTCCGCAGGGAACTACAGGCATCTTTAAAAAATCCTTTAATCTGATAGTCCCATAGGATAGGCTGCCCGTCCTTATTTCTCGGAAATACAGTCATGCCTTTTTCAATCGTTTCCTCTACGCCTACCGCTTCAATTTCTTCCTCCCTGCTCTTGGCATCCGGAGCATGGCTCGCGATAAATTCACTATGTATTTCTTTGTTATTACTTGCAGTTCCAAGCATAGTCTCTATCGTGGTCAATCTGCATTTCAAAATCATCATACCTTTTAGTCCTCCTCGGTCAGTTTTTCTACGGTCATTTAGTGCTATTTTTAACTCCAGTTACCCCCTTTTTCTTTAGGTGGATTTTCCGATTTTCGTCAAAACCTCAAAAAACGTTGATTTTTCGGGAAATATTCCCTATCAAAAAATGCCAAACCCATGCCAAACTGCCAATACCCGTTTTGGCACTCCAAAAACCGTAATTTTCCAATAAAAATACAGGTCATTGGGATGTAAAAAAGCAAGAATTTAGTTGCACTTCTTCTCTCTTTTTACTCTGGCAGCTACCGGTTTTCTTTCGATAAAAGCTGCTGTAATTTCTCCGAAATTTACCACGACTTAATACCCTTCGCCTCGTTCACACTTAGCCCAACAATCCCTGCACTTTCCCCGCTGTCTGTTGCACGAAAATGTCCTTTCGGATGCTGCGGATACATGAATTCAAACATGGCGTAATTCGCCAAATCGCACAAATATTCTGTGTTTCCGGTCTCTTTATATTTGTCCAAACACTTCTCCAAGGTTGGAATTGCCTGAACAAATCCTTTCCCGTAATTATCCGCCACAGAGCCATATTTGTGAAAACTCACCCTGATTCTGTTCTTCCGTAACTCGTCAAATTTCTCGCTGTATTCCTTGTTAAAATCCATTATCTTTCCTCCTTCGGCAACTCTGGCAACGGCATCCAGTGTGTAACTTTCTGCTTCAATATTGGCATATCAAGTTTCCAACTTCCGTCATGCGTTTTTGCAACTGTTGTTTTCCTTGTTCCATCCTCAAACTCGATACAAACAATTACTTCACCGGAAGTCTTTTCCCACATAACGCTATTCCATTTATCGGTTCCCTTGAGCTTCGCAAATATAGAATTTTTTTCTGCTGGCATAACATCATCAACAGAAATCCACTTGTCTGATTGGCATCTACCTCCGCTACTTCCGTACACCGTATCTCCGACCTTGCAGGGCAGCACCAACAGCCGCCCCTGTTCTTCCAAGTCCTCATAATATTTGAGCTTTTCTCTTAATTCTGCCATAGCCCAAAGATTCTGATAGAAAGTGGCAATCAAGCCTCTTGGTGTGCATATACCGTCCTCTCCGATGTAGCAACCCATCCAATCATCGAAGTCCTCATCCGATTCAAAAGACACCGCATCTTCTGTCAATTCTCTCAGCAGTCCCTTTGCCAACTCTCTTGCATCAATGTCTATCTCGAAATCTCTGTATCTGGTATTTCTGTTTTCATCAATGTAGCAGCAGTTATGTGCCAGACTGAACATACCCATTTCTTCTACGTTATCCATTGTCATCCTTTTCATTTTTTCTGTCTCAATCCATTTCTGTATCATGTTCAACACTCCAATCAATCGCCTGTCCGCAATTAGGACAGAACTTATAATCGTCATAATCTACCTCGTATCTGGTTCTGCAACAGGGGCATAACCACTCGTCAAATATGATCTCTCCATCCTCGTCATACCCATCACCTTCAAAGTCCGGTTGCTTCGGCACTTGCTGTTCCAGTGCAGAAATTGCTATACCAATGGCTCCATAATGTCTCTTAAGTTCTTCCAATGATTCCCATGATGGGTTCAAGGGACTTCCGGTCTCCATAAAACGATGTTTCAAATATTCCAGAGCTTCTTTTCTTGTCATGCTTATCCCTCCTCACAACCGCATTTGCTGCATCGGCTCAAAATTCATCCAAAGCACCTCTTGTTTTTTCTTTGAAGAGTTTCTGGCCGCACTCCATATTTTCTCTTTGTGCCAATCTTTCAAGGCATCATTGTAGAGGTCGCTCTCATAGCCGCTGATTAAAACCTTCGCCTTGCTTTTCAGTAATACATCCAGTAATTCCTCGTGCTGCTGCCTTGTCATTTCCTGCTTGTACTGTTTTCCGAATCGTGTCTCCAACAGATATGGTGGGTCGCAGTAAATCAGGACATTCTCAAAATCAAACCGTCCAATCACATCTACTGCAGGCTTACACTCAATCTGAGCACATTTCAGCCGCTCCGCCACATAAATAATCCGTTCCGGCAGTTCATTCCAATCGTTCAAACTGTATGCTCGTTCCCTGCCTTGAATGTCGAATTTCCACCCAGCCCTCGCTCCTGCCGTGCGAAAACCATATCCCATATTCGCCTGTATGCAGAATTTCACTGCTGCATCAAAATTGTTTTCTGCAGGTGCAAACGCTGCATCGTAAACCCTTCTGCCATACGGCGTTAAAAAAACCGCCCTCGCCAAGCGCTCCGGATCTCGCCGTACCCATTCAAAGAAGTTCACAACTCCACCATCCAAATCGTTAATAGTCTCTATGTTGCTCGGTTTCTTCTGAAAGAAGGTTGCTCCGCTTCCGAAGAACGGTTCCAGATAACTGTGATGTTCCGGAAAGAAGGAAATAATCCAATCCGCAATACGCCACTTGCTGCCCGGGTATTTTAATATTGCTTTCATGCCCTCACTCCTCAGAACGGCAAATCATCATCCTCAACACTCTCGTCAATGGGATAGAACCCTTCCTGTTCCGCCAACCCCATTTGTTTCCCGGTCTGCGCCGCAGGCTTGCTCTGTGCTGGCTTGCTCTCCGCATCCCTCTTGCTGCCCGTAAAATAGCAATTCTCTACAACAACCGTTGTTGTCCAATGTTTCTTCCCTTCGGCATCATCCCAGCTTCTGACATTCAGCCGCCCTTCAACAGCGAACATAGCACCTTTTTTCATAAATTTTTCTGCAAACTCTGCCATGGCTCCCCATGCGATACAGGAGATAAAATCTGTATCTGCTTGTCCATTCTTTTTGAACCGCCGATTGACCGCTAATGTATATGTGGCGTACTGCTTAGAATCCTCTGAACGCGTCCAATCCATTTTCGGGTCACTCGTCAGCCGCCCCATCAAAATCACCTTATTCATATCTGCCGCCCCCTTCTCTTGTAATGGCTTACCGCTACGCTCTTTCTCTTATCCGCTTCATGCAGTATGCTTATCCTTCTGAATCTCTCCAGCTTCTCCGCTTGCCGCTTCCCGTCCCATGCTTTGTATTTCTCGCACGTCCCATGGCAACCGACAGCTCTCTCTTGGCATCCGCAGCAGGGGCAGTCCCTTCCGCTTGTGCTATATGTAATTCCCTTGCCCATGCTCACATCTCCTCCAACAAATAAAACCCACCCGTATCCGCAGGCATCTGCGTTTTTTTCTGTTCTGCTTCGTCCGACAAATAATTCCGTCCGATAATTGCCATAAACTCTGCTCTGGTATGGGTTTCCTCAAACCTTCTCTGACAATCCTGTTTCAGCCGCAAATCAATCTTATGCCCATCCCTTCCATGGACACCCGACGTTCCTCTGTGCCACTCCGGCTTGAGCCACACCCAGAATCCGTGTTTATCCGATATCTGCCGCATCCCTGCACCGAAATAAATATGGTGCCGCTCCAACGGGCCAGTTTCTGTATCAGTAAAATAGCAGCGTTTACTTTTCCCCTGCAAAATGGAATAGTTATGACTGCCTTTTCTTGCTCCCTGCATCTGTTTCCGCTCCTCCCTCATATTCTCCGTAGTCCATGCCGCCCCGACGGACAGCCTTCATATAACGCACCCAACCGATTTCTGCAAAATAGTCCTCGGTCTGCACAATCACATCAAATCCCTTCGGCGGTCTCAGGGATACCTTTCTTTTGGTTTCCTTGATAACCTCCAGCTTCACTTCGGGCTTTTTCAGATTCCTGCTGGTGCTCCAACGCTTTGCACCCTTTCTGATGTTCTCCTTGGATATGTAGCTTGCAAGGCGGTTGTCCTTCTGATTCTTATACAGTTTCTTAATCAGAACAGTACCTTTACCCCAGACATTTTCTAAAATCTCCGCCGCCTCCTTCATGCTCAGACCTTCAAATCCGCTCATGACAATGTGATGATGCACCCTTCCGTTCTTCCCCTGGGTTTCCGTTACCGCGACATACTTCAATTCTGAAAATCCGTTTTTCTTGCGATACCGTTTCAGCCGCAGGAGAAAATTTGCAAGCAGCTTTCTTGCCTCCTCCAGAGATACCTCCATTCCGTAGGTCAGCAGAACGAAATAATCATCCCCATTGAAATTGACATTGATAATGCGTGTCAGTTTCTTTCTGGCGATTTGCAGATTTCTTTTTGCCTGTTCCTCTGAGGTGAGATTTTCGCTCCGACCTCTTTCGTATTTTTTACCGATGGTTCGAGGGGAGTAAAATTCTTCCACCTCGTATACATCCCCAGACCGAATCTTCTTCCTGTACTTTGGCATTCCCGTTCCTCCTTTTTATGAATAAGAGCGTGTCCATTAAGTTAATTGCTTTATGGACAGTCTAAAGAGACCGCCGCCTCTTGAAAAAACAGTCTCGGGAATACCGTAAAACCCTTGATAAATCAAGGATTCTGTGTTATATTAGATATAGATATGTACGGTCTCCCAAGACCTCCCGTCTGCGTCAACAGGCGGGCTTTTTTTATGTGTTATCGTGTTTCTTCCTTATATATTGATTCTGTTTCTTCCTTGCAAGAGGATTCGCAGTCACACTGCTCCCCATGATCCAGATGTGCGCCGCAGTCCTGACAAACCTCATACTTTCCTTTGTTCCTTCTATCTGTCATACCACTTCCTCCTTACAAATTATCCTGTACGCTCCGGCAAAGTGATTGCAGAGCCTTTCTCAGCTTATCCGCTTCTTCCTTGCCTTCGGATTCCTCTACGCCATCGATGCAGGTCAGCATTTTGTTGATTTCTCCCTGCACCGCCTCAAAATGCACCTTAAAAGCTGTAATGCCAGAAGATCCTGCCGCTTTCAGCTTCTTTTCTGTATCCGCCTTTACCTGCGCTAATTCCTCCTTGGCTTTCAGCATGGCTTCCTCCGCTTCCTTCTGTGCGCTCTCATGCGCTTCAATGGCTGCCTGTGCCTCTGCCGCTTCCTTTCTGGCTTTCTCTGCATCCTTCTTGGCTTTATCCAGTTTCTTCTGCATGGCTTCTTCTGCCTTCTTTTTTGCGGTGTTTTCCGCTTCCCTGCGGATTCTCTCCAGTTCAGATTCATCCGGAAGGGCGGTCTGCTCTGCCTGCATCCGCAGCTCATCCATTTCACTCTCCATGGCGGCAATCTTTTCCTCCGCTTCTCTCTTGGCTTGCTCCGCCGCCTCCTTCTGGCTAACCAGTGCATCCAGCTTATCCTCTGTCTCCTTATAAGCGGCATCCACAGCGTTATCCTTTTCCGTCCGGAACAAATCCAACTGCGACTGTAATTTCTCTTTTTCTGTGCGTTCCGCTTCCAGCTCCTTCAGCAGACGCTCCATTTCCTTTGTTGTCATGGCGGCAACCGTTTTTTCTTCCCCGTCAATCTCATGCGCCTCGCCGACAAATTCTTCCCGTTCCTCTGCCGGCAGGGAAAGCAGGAGCAGTGCTTTTGTCGCACTGTTCCCCATGTCCGCAATCAGCTGCGGATTTCGGTATTCCTTTGCAATCCGCATGAAATTCTGTGCGGTACGTTCCGAAAATTCCACCTCATTCTGCAGCCATGCACCCCATGCGCCATGCGGCAGTGTCAGCTTCGCCTCATGCAGACGCTTCCCAATCTCGATAATGGCATTGCCTGCCTGTAATTTATAAAAATTGATCTCCTGTGTAATGACCTCAATCGGTCTTGTGATTTCGTTCATGCTGCTGCCTCCTTAGCCTTCTTTTTTCCGCCTTTTTTCACGACTTTTTCCATCCACATATCCACAAAGTTCTTCACATCCGGGTTTCTGTCATAGGATGCGTTATGCTCTGTGCGACATTGAATAACCCTTTTCTTCTGCAATTCCAATGTATAAAATGGCTTGTCCGGTTCGTTTGCTTTTCGCAGGAAAAAGATCGCAGTCTTTTCTTCTGCCATATCCCTGATGTAGCCGCCGACGCAGTGATGCAGAGCCTTTCCTTCTGCTGTCAACTCCATCTGCTCTCTTGCAGGGCGAATGAAAAATTCTCCTTCGCTCCATGCGAATTTTTCCAGCTTTTCTACCGCCTTTTGGAATTTCTCTTGGTCTGCCTTATTTCTTTCAAATTTGACCTGTTCCATCGTGCGGTTGTGCGCCGCCGTCAAATCCTTCGGAAAGAGAATCTCTCTGTCATGTAAATCAAAATGCAACTGCTCACATTCACGCAGATAATCCCGATAGATTCGTGCGGATTCATCCTTTGATACATTTCTTCTGTCTGGATTTTCTTCTTTCCGTTTCTCCGTCTGCTTTTGGATATACTTCAAGATTTTTCCTACACTCGCATAAGCCGTTGCCCTGCTCCAAAGCTGTATATCCACCTTCGATTCAAGCACCAACCGTATCTCGGTATCTGTGATTTTTTCTCCGTATCTTTCCCAAAGGTCATTCACGCGCTGAATATCATTCAAGCTCCACTCCTCCGGCGGCATCAGCTTTAAAATCCGCAGCGGAAATCGAAAGCATTCTTTCAGCTTTTTCCGTTCCCAGAGGATGGCATTTCGGTTTTCCCTGTCCATGCCAAAAATCCTGTTATGTACAATATTCCGATAGCCTGCTTTCCAGAGAAACTCAATCACGGGGTATTTTGCGTGGTATTCCAGAAAGTAAATCGGATTTCTGTTGTGTCTCTTTTCTTCCAGATACCCCTCCAGATCGGCATACTGCATTGCCGTACCCTGTAGGGCTGTTTCTATGCCGCCTGTATAGAAATAATAACCACCGTCATAGATGCGGTTGTCGCTCCACCTTGTCCAATCGTCCAAGCTGTAACGCTCCGTTTTCATGTAATAGTTCCACTTGCCTTGCTTTTGCCACTTAGCTGTTTTTGCTCCTCTGATGGCATAGCGCACAGTCTCCTGTAAAAAATCTTCGATATGCTCCCACCTCGCCGTATGGTCTCTGCGTAACAGCCATTGTCGGAAAAAGACCGTCTTGCCGTCCGTCCCCTTCTGCACCGCAACGACATTTTCTATGTAATTTGCGGCAAACGCACAGCCGTCCTCCAAAACGCAGGAAACCCTTGCGCCGCAGTTCGGACAGTTAACCCTTGCGCCCTGCACGAATCGTCTGCCTATTACATGGACTTTCCTGCCGCAAACAGAACAGGTGCCTTGGACATTTCCTTTTTTATAAATGATTACTCTGTCCTCCGGCAAAACCTCCCGACGTATGTAATCAATCATCCCTTCCGGTAAGGCTTCGGGGCAAAGCCGATAGTCCTCATCCATCAGTTCGCCCCGTTCCTCCATTGACCGTTTCTTCATTTCCTGCCTTGTTTGCTTTATCCATGTGCAGAGATTGTCCATCTGATGATTTCCTGTTTCGGTTGATTTCAAAAACCGTTGCAGCAGTTTCTCCTCCCTCGGAGAAATAAGAACATACTCGTTATACCACCACATAGGTGTGCTGAAACAATCCAGAACCTTCTGCTGAATCCTGCCCTCGTGATTGATGCCCTTTACCTCCTTGCTTTTCTTGGCGCACACAACGCGGAAGGAAGGCATATCTCTCCGATACGCAGTACAAGAGAGATTCTCTAGAAAATCAACCACAAGCAGACGTTCCCCGTCCACCACAGGCTCCTTGACCGTTACCCTCCAGCGCACTCCGCTTTCCTCGTGAAACGGGGCAAACGGCATTGCTTGTATCTTTTTCAGATTCATGCCCTCGCCTCCTTACAGGAAATCTTCTAGACTGACGCAAACGCCTTTTTTGGGTTCTTCCGCAGGTGCCTGCGGATTTGCCGTTAAGCCGAAATATTCTCTTGCCCAGCCGTATACCACAGAATCCTCAATGACAGCGCAGTTTCCCATTTTTTGTTTTTCTGCCTTCTTTGTAATCTCAACCAATGCCCTATTTAATGTCTTTTCCGCCTGTAGAATCTGCTCCGCTGCTGCTTCTGTTGTAATCTGGTCAATGATGTACTCCCCGATAAGCGCACGGTATTTATCGTTTGGACTCATCTGAATCTGTAAATTTATCTTTTTAATCGCATCCTCGATTTTTCCCATTGTCAAAACCTCCGCCTTTTTCCTATTTCTTTTGATTTGTGATAAAATGAATTTGTATGGCTTCTCGAAGCAGCATCCCCGGTCAAAGGGGGTGATTACCATGTTCTTCTTCTTTTTCTTTTGGGAGTTTCCTAACATTCTTTCCGAGCGTCTGACACACGCTATGGAAAAAATGAATATGGATGTCAGTACGCTTGCCCTTCTCGCGGGTGTTTCTGTAGTTACTGTTAAACGATGGTTGAATGGTACTTATGAGCCTCGTCACGAGAATCTGCCCAAAATTGCTCGCGAACTTAATGTCTCGACCGATTATCTCCACGGAAAAGAAAGCTAACTTCTATGCTGCATTTTTTATTTCATTATCCCGGGGATGCTGCTTCGAGAAGCCATATTTTCATTGCACAAATCCTGCTTTTCTGCTACTATGTAATTGATTGTTTATCCATTCCCCCGAGGCGTGCCACCGCCAAAGGGGATATTTTATTTTTCTTTGAAACACTTTTCGTATGTCATGCCTGTCTCCTTCAGAATCAGGTCAATGACATATTTCGTTGTTCCTCCCTCGCCCTTCATCAATGTGATTACCGTTTTATGTGCTACCCCGATTCTTCCGGCAAAGTCACTGATAGATTTACAGTTCATCCATATCCATTTCTCCAGATTCGGGTAAATGCTCCATCCTGCGTCCTTCATTCCTTCACCACCTTTCTGCGAAATTCATCCCTGAAGAAGAAATACTCCGTCAGAATATTCACCCCCAGGCACACGCCCAGAGCCGTCATGATGTACATATCCCCGAAGTAATACAGAATTGCCCCGATGACCGTCAGATCCGCTACGATTGCCGCTACGGCATAGCCAGTGAACCGTAACGCCCATCGAATTGGTTTCCGCAAACGTCTGCGCTTTTTCATAATCTCACCCTTTCATAGCTTGTCCACCTCATGGGGCAAAGCCCCTCTTATGTATTTGCCGCTTCCTTTGCAGCCGCTTCCTCTCTTTTCTTTATGGCAATCATCTTGGCTTGATAAATCGCCTCTCTCACCTGCTCGCTGATGCGTGCCTCCTCCTCCGGTGTATGCTCGCAATAAGTAATGGTTACGTTGTACTTTTTTGGTGTTCTTCTCGGCATAAAACCACCTCCTGTTAAACTGTATGTACTGCCGATTTTGTCCTATTCGTTGTTATCCTTCTTCTTTGCTCTGTGTGCCGCTTCCAAAGCCGCTGATGCCGCATACAGAGCAATCACCATCACCACCAGCCCCACCACACCTGCGAAGGTCAGCAGGGCGAGAGCGGCAAGTAAATCTGCCATAGCATCCCCTCCTTTTTTCACTTTGCTTGACAATTTTCTCCCCCTGTCCTATCCTGAAAATACAGGCTGTTGCCGCAGCCGAGTACATAGGAAAGGAGAAATCAAAATGGGCTATTATCACATTGCACAAATATGCAGGAACGGTCACATGGTTAATGACAAAGCAGACACAAATCAAGCGCGTAATAAGAATTTTTGTCCAGATTGTGGAGCGGAAACTATCACTGCTTGTCCGGAATGCGGTGCTAATATTCATGGGGACTATGATGTTCCCGGATTAGCTGTTATTGGTGCAATTACACCTGTGGATTCTTTCTGTTATAACTGCGGTGCTCCATATCCATGGACAAAAGCAGCATTGCTTGCCGCTTCAGGACTAATCTACGAAGAGGAAAACATCCCCGATGATTTAAAGGATCGCACAGTAGAAACATTAAGAGATATTATCTCAGAAACTCCAAATACCACTTTAGCCGCTACAAGATTAAAAAAATGTCTTATCTCATCCGGAACCTTTGTTGCAGAAGGGCTCCGTCAATTCGTTATTGATTTCGGATGTGAATTAGCCAAGAGAACCCTTGGTCTTTGATTTCAACAAAGAAAAAAGACCGTACCCAGGACAACTCAGTTCACCACAACTGTAGTTGTCCTTTTTCCTTACCCAGCAGTGCCGACATCTTTCATTTAGCTTTGCTCCGCATTCGCTGCAGAAATTATCAGTTTCCGCAATACTTTTTCCGCATTTACTACAAATCACTACTTCATCCCCCTTAGTTTGCGTCTTTATCTTCTTTGATACCGAACAACTCCCTTTCCTTGACATTTTGCTCCGTCTTTCCTATCCTTTCTATAGGGTGACCATATAGATAAAGGAGAACCTATGTACAAATACTATCGAAATTACAATGCCTTCAAGCAAGACTTCTACTGGCATATCAACACACTGAATGATTTTATCAGAAGCCTTGATACAGACACCTGTTGGGAATTTCAATGTTGTACTGTATTAGACCCTAAAGCAGAGCAGCTAAATATCGTTTATTATTCTCTGGACCGCAGTAAAACGCTTTCCGTCAAGGGAATAAAATCCGACTCAGCTTATAAATTTGAGGTTATCTCAGACTGTGTAAAGTAGCCTCTATCACTGCACCATTATTGCGTTTGATTTCCCAGCGACCGTAGTACACTCCGCTGCACATCTCTAAAATGCAAATCAATTTTTCACCATGGTCGCCCTTTCCTTCGCAGAGGTGCAATTCAATCTCCCTGCCGATTAAGGAAATAACAAGTTTTGCTTGCAATTCTTCAACTTTATCTAATAGTTTTCTAAAGCACTGTGCTATCAATCTTCACACCTCCTCTTAGCTTACTTTCTTCGTTTTGTCTCCATTTGGTGATTTTTTGTCCAAAAAAATTGTGAGAAATCTTTTTTCTTCAAGTCCTAATTTTTCTGCGATACAAATTACTTCGTCCAAATTAGGTGTGTACCTTCCTTGCATCATTTTGGAAAGTTTATTTTCTGTCCATCCAAGCTCTTTTGCAAAGTTGCCCTGCGTACCAAACTTTCTGATAATATCAACCCTTAATTCTACCCTATTCATATAATCACCTCCATTTATCACCGTTTGGTTATATTTGCATATTAGCACCATCTGGTTATAAAGTCAACAATTATTTTAAAATTTTTATTGCAAACGGTGATAAAGTATGCTATTCTGTTAATGAAATCAACATAGGGGGTGATTTTTTGAAGATTGTAAGTTCCTTCGGCAATAGAATTAAACAATACAGAGAGAATAATAATTTGACATTGGCTGAGATAGAACACATGACTAATGTTCCTGCTCAGACAATCAATCGATACGAATTAGGACAGCGTGTTCCCAAAGTTGATGCCGCTGCCATCATAGCAAATAAATTAAAATTGAATCCTCTGTGGTTGTTTGGTTACGATGTAGAAGACACTGACGTATCCTCTCGTCTTTTTGAGTTCACTGAGCATGAGCAAGATGTCATTATGGAATATCGTAACCATCCCGATATGCAACCCGCTGTTGATAGAATCCTCGGCGTTGAATCAGAACCACCTAAAATTCCAGACCTTATGTACGATGATTACGAGCTTTCAAGCACCATACAAAAGGCAGCACAAACACCTGTGCCTTATACTTTGGAAGATTCAAAAGATGTGACACCAAAAAAATAA